ACGGTCAACACGACCGACGGCCACGTCCCGGCGTGGGATGGCTCCACCTCGACTCCGAAAGTCAAGTTGTTCTGGGTCGACACCACCACAGACGGCGCACCGCTGGCTGAAGTTCCGAGCACGACCGACGTTTCGGCGGTTGTTGTCCGGTTCCACGCTGTCGGCGCGTAATCTCAAACAACAACACACGGCACGTGGGGCCGGTTGCCTTCGGGCGACCGGCCCTTCGTTCTAGGATGGGAACATGATTCGCGCAGCAGACCTCATGGGAAACATCGAAGGCGGAGGCCAAATGGCCGAAGTTTCCTGGGATGTCTACGACATTGCCACCCGCATCCAAAAGGGCGACGAGTCCGGCTGGCGTGGCGATCCGCAAGCATCACTCATGTTCAACCCCATCGCCCAACGGTTCGAGGTATGGATGGTCGACGCGCTCGGCGAACCGTACATCGCCTGCTCACACAACCGTTGCGACCATACCCTCATCACAAAACTGATCGAAGGTGACTGGCAGAAGGGCAAGCGCCTGCACGAAGACCTTATGAAGAAGAACCGCGCCATCAAGGATGCGCACGAAACAGCCGAGAAAGAGAAGCGTCTCGAGCTCGCCGACAAACTTCACTGGGCGCTCATCAAAGACCTCGGACACCTGGATGGCGGCAACCGTCGCCAATACAGCATGGCTACGAAAGGCAAGTAATGGCTACATACAGCGTCAACACAGCCAAGCATGCCGTGCTCACCCCCAGCACGGTCGACACCGTCAACCTGACCAACCCGGCGTCGTTCATCCTTGTCAGCAACCGCACCACCTCCGGCAACCCGGTTTACTTCACATTCGGTGACGCCAGCAAAGGCGTAACCGATCCGACGGTCGGCGGCGACGACACCTACATCGTCACCATCGGCATGACTGTCTCCCTGCCCGGCGACGGAACAGCACCGCAGGTCAAACTGATCTCAAGCAGCGCACAGGCGTACAGCGTCCAGGTGGTCTGATGAACCGCTCGGAACTGCGCACAGCCATCAAAGATCGGCTGGCCATCCCGTCCACCGGCGACGGCCTGATTACCGACAGTTACGTCAACACCTCCATCAACGACGCACTGAACCGCATCTCCGCCGAGCGTGACTGGTGGTGGCTAGCCGCGACAGCAACCCTGAACTTCGACTCTGTGAACGGCGCAGCAAGCCTGCCGTCCGACTTCATGCGAGCCAACCAGCTCGTCATCAACGGATCGGCCGTCGAGCAGATTCCGTTCGAGGATTACGTCAACCCGCTGTTCGAGGCAGACACCTACGGTTGGGTGATCTACGGCAGTCAGGTTCGCATCACGCCGGTGCCGAGCACCACGACCCCTGGCACCCTTTATTACTTCCGGTCCGAGCCAGCCCTCTCGAGCGACTCGTCGTCACCGCTCATGCCCGGCCTGTACCACTACGCAGCGGTCGCCTACGGCGCATACCTGTGCGCAGCACGACGCCAGGATGAACAGCGGGCAAGCCTGTACCTGCAGGAATACGGCAACTGGCTCAAGACCCTCAATGACGACAACCGGGCATCACTCAAGAAGCGCATCAAGTTCGACCGCTTGACCGACTACGCGTCCTGGGAGTAGCCGATGGGTACCTTCCAGGTCACCTACGACGACTTCACCGGCGGCCACTATGTTGGCGACCGTTCTGCTGAACTACCCAAGAATACGTGGCGCGGCACCAACGCAACTGTTGGTCCTCGAGGCGACCTAATTCCAAACGGTTCCAAAGAAATTGCGACAGTAACTGCGCCAGCAATCACACCCGGCCACCCTTGGGAAAATTGCCAAATTTGGGATTCGTATTTGTTGGATGTTACCGACGCTGTTTACTTTGTTACATGGCGCGACATGACAGGTCCAACGTTCTATTGGAATTCCAAGGTGCTTGTTTGTGATTACTCAAAACCGACGTATCCCGTAACCCAATACGCGCTCACCGGCAGATGTTTAGGACGAGTTACATACGACAATTTCCGCACCGGCCCATCGGTCGACAATCGTTTCACATACATTGACTCAAACCCAGCGCAATACGCATTGCGTCAATGGGATTTCAACACCGGGACCGACTCGCTCGTCCTCGCTGCATTTCTCGGAAACGAAGAAGTTTATGACCTCTACAAAGTTGGTAGCCGTCTTGTAACACACCAATACAACGGCCGAAAACTGTTTTACTCCGGCGCCCTTGATGCGGCTACCTGGTCTGCAACAACTCAATACATTGAGTTTCCTGATGTAATTCAACGTATCTACCCCCGGACAAACGATTTCTTGGTATTTACCAATGGCGGCGTGTTCTCTGTTACTGGCGTACTTGGGGAAACAACAAACATCCAAACCATTGTCCCCAACACAAACATTTACACCGGCCTGGCCGACGGCGCTATCGATTCAAGAACAATCTACGCCATGGACGAAGCTGTTTCGGCGCCCGGCTACATGGACGGCACAATCTATGCGCTAGTTGGGTCGTCAATGGAAGCAGTAGCAACACTTGACCAGAGCGACCTCAACCCAGTGCAACAAACGTATCGAAACAGCGCCAACCTAATTGCTCTTGGGATTGGACAAGGAAACGCGCTTGTTGCCTATTCTCGATCAGGCGCCACATGGATTAGAAACCAAAACGGCACATGGGCAAGATTCAAGCCCAACTCAGCAATCGCCGCAATGGCCCCAAATGGTGTTGACCGCATCGGAATAGCAAAACCACTTGCTAACGGCGGGACATTCCCAGCAAATGAATTCGTGTCCGTCGCATACACCGACACAGATTTCACCGTTCATTGTCTTCGGATGATTGCCAACCTGCCGCTACCAAATAGCGACGATTACTCATTTGATTACAACACGAACACAGCGTCGGCTCCCGCGTCTGCCTCAGTTGACCTGGCCGAGTATTGGCACTCAAAACCAATGGTCGTCAAAGAAGTCATCGTGGAAGCCGTATTCGATACGACGGCAACACTAAACCTGACTGGCAATGCCACAATTCAGCCGTTCGTTATGCCAACAGGGATTATCGACAAAGGCCCGAATGACACCGGCTCATACATCTCGAGCACACAAACAGTCACCCAAGCCATTTCGGGCATTACATCTGACAACAGCCGAGCTATCTACAGATTCAGAATCAACGATGCCGGTCGGTCATACGGCTTCTACCCGCGAATTACCTGGCAAGGCTGCCGAATCCGTCGCGTCATCTGCGTCTGCGAGGACTAATGCCTTTCGCCTTCACATTCCGAGCCAACGACATCCCAGCATTCGACAACAACACAAAAGACCTAGTCGAAAACCGCGACATTGAGCTGGAAACATGGCTCAACGCAGCCGTTCCGCCCGGAGCCATTTTTCGGTGGCACGGAACCGCAATCGCCGTCCCTAAAGGCTGGTTGCGCACAAACGGGGCATCGGTCAGCCGGATCACCTACCCAGCCCTGTTTGCCGTCATCGGGTACACTTACGGCGGGTCAGGGGCCAATTTCACCCTGCCCACAGTCGCAGACCACATGATTAGGTACTAGGAGGCAGGCATGACTATCCCCCCGTCACTAGCCCAGCCGTCCATCGTCCAGGCGCCGCTCGAGGAAGTTGACCCCAATGCAATCAACAAGTCAATCATCGACGCCAAAGGCGATCTCATCGCCGGAAGCTCAGCCGACACCCCAACCCGAGTCCCAGTCGGAGCAAACGGATACGTCCTCATCGCAGACTCATCCCAATCGGCAGGCATCACATGGGGGCCGGACCCTACATCGACGGTAGTCGACGCCAAAGGTGACCTGCTTGCCGGAACCGCACCAGACACCATCGGCCGCCTCCCAGTAGGTACCAACGGCCAAGTCCTGGTAGCCGACTCCAGCACCAGCACCGGCCTCGCCTGGTCATCCGAAGCCGACCCGACCGCCATCACCAAGTCGATCATTGACGCCAAGGGCGACCTGATCGTTGGAACCGCCAACGACACCCCAGCCCGGCTGCCCATCGGCACAAACGGCCAGTATCTCGTAGCGAACTCCGCCGCCACCGAAGGCGTGGCCTGGACAACGCCCAACATCGCCCTCGGTACTGAAACCACAGGTAACTACGTCGCTGGTATCACAGGAG